GAGGAACTTGGGGTGCCTATGTAATACCTGCCAGAAGAGAGATTACTGGCAATGTTTAAGAATTCGTGCAACTATGCCAACGGCACGATGTATAAGAGTTGGCATAAAAATATAAACAAAGGAGACTAAAATGAGTGCGGCAAGCAATTATTTAGAAACAAAACTATTGGATCACAGCCTAGGAACAACTTCCTGGACTATGCCACCATCAGTATATGTTGGTTTATTCAAATCAACTGTTGATGCGGCAACAACACTTGCAAACCTGGAAGCAGGAACGCTAACTGACGAAGTGTCAGGTGGTAGTTATGCAAGACAAACAATTTCGTTCAATGCGGCTTCAAGCCCAGGCGGAACTGCAACCAACAATGGTGCGGTAACTTTCCCAACTGCAACTGCAAACTGGGGCGATATCACACATCTAGCATTGATTGATGCAAGTTCAGGCGGAAATGTATTGTATGCGGGTGCTTTAGATTCAACTAAGACTGTTGAGACTGGAGACAGTTTCGTTATTCAGGACGCTAATCTTACAATCACACTAGCATAAGGAGTCCTTGCCCGTGGCACAGGATACCTACTATGTAGAAAGTGATTATGTGGTATCTGGATACTTTGGTGTCCAGAGAAACGCCACCATCACCTGGCAAATTGGCTCCTATACAGAAGCCGATTATGTCGCCACGGATTATTTTGAGGACTTTGGCACAAGAGGTTCCTTTGCAACACTAACTGTTACCACGGTTCAGGTAGAAGGCTCAGCCACACTATCAGCCAGTGCCAGTGTATCAGCAACAGGAACTAGACAGCACAATGCTTCAGCCAGTGCAAGTGCCAGTGCTTCAACAAGTGTAACCACACTTGTTCAGAGAGGTGGAGAAGCAACATTTAGTGCTTCATCATCACTGTTAGCAACGCCTAACGCAAATAGAGGCATTGAACAAACACTAACCGCAACTGCAACACAGAGTGCAAGTGGCGGTGCTCTAAGAGGCACATCACCAACATTCAACACTGTCACATCACAAAGTGTTAGAGGTGATGTTGTCATAAGAAGCAACACAGCCACTCTACAGGGTGCTTATGCGATAGCGGGCCTAATGGGCATACAATACACCATTACGGCAAGCAACAACAAGAGTTGGGACTATGAAAATAGAACCTGGCAAACATACTGGGGACAGGTATGGGGAAGACCCTATCTTGTCATTGCGGCAGAATCAGAACTTGACGCAATACCTGGTGTTGCTAGAGACAGTGGAGCAGTTTCCTTTGTAACAACTGCAACGATTACACCAGTAACAAATGTTGGTGAAACAACACCAGCAAGTGCAACACTTGACTCCACTGCAACTCTAACATCCACTGTGGGTGCTATAAGAGGCATCACTGAAACATTAGACAGTGCCGCAGAATTCAGTTCTGTGGGTGCCGTTGCGAGAGGCATTGAATTACAACTTGATGCCCAAGCCGCCGTTGATGCGATTGCAATACTTGAGATTAGTGCAAGTGCAAATCTTATCGCACAAACGGCAATTGATGTTCTTACAAATGCTGAAGCGGATCTAAGCGTATCAACATCACTCTTTGCAATACCTAATGCACTGAGAGGATTGCCAATTACACTAGAAGGCATTGGATCACAGAGTGTTATATCATTCGTTGGAGAAACAACTCCTGCGAGTGCTTCATTGAGCAGTGCAATCTCTGTTCAATTCATAGGCAATTACATAAAGAGAAACATACAGGCAGATTTACAAGGCGTTGCATCAACACTGGCAATAGGAGGATTAATTACATTTGATCCTTATCGTGAATACAATGTTGATCAAGAAACAAGAACTATCAAAGTATTACCAGAAACTGGTGTTTTCTTGGTAGATAAGGAAAATAGGTTAAATACAGTAATACAGGAAAATAACGGTATTTTGGTTCCTCAGGAAACCAGACGCTTGGGCGTTCCAATTGCCACATATTCAAGAAGGAGAGAACTAGCGTGACTGACATAACGGGTTTTAGAAAAGACATAGTCAGCAGTTACATTCCCAAGGATCCGGATAGCGAACTGACATACACTGTGGATTGGACTGATTGGATGCCCACAGGCTCCACTCTATCCACCGTTGCAGTTACGGTTAGCACAATATCTGGTGACGCGGCACCACTAACCATTGAGGGAAGTGGGCAGGTTACATCAACTGAAAAGGCGTATGTAACACTGAGTGGCGGAACTGCTGGAGAAATATACACAATCAAGGTAACAATTACCACTGACAACGGAGACATTGATGTAAGACGCTTCCGTGTCAAGGTAGAGGAGCGTTATATCTAATGAGTGACACGCCTGAAGAGCAAAACAAGCCAGATTACAAATCTGTCGCCAAGGCAAACAGGGATCTCGTAAGAAGACTTTCAGAGATACACTGTTCCCTTGATGAAATTACTGCGGTTACAGGCATATCAAAGGCAACACTGGAAAAGAAATACAAGAAAGAAATAGATGAAGGCAAGGCAAACGGAAAATTAGGACTGAGAAGAACACAGATGACAAAAGCAATGGATGGAGATCCTAGAATGCTTATCTTCTTGGGTAAAAACCTACTGGGACAATCAGAAAATCCAATGGGTGGTGACAACTCAACACCATTACCTTGGACGGATGAGGATATCTAATGCCATTAAGCGAAGCACAGAAAACCGTTGCACAGAGCGAAAAAAG